TAAAACAAACAGTTGGTACGCTGAGGCAGCATACTGATCGTTCAATAGTGATACGCAGTCATCCCAGACAAGAAGTAGTGGTACTGCCCGGATGCATAGTCGATCGACCCTGGCATGTGCCCAACACATACGACGATTACGACTTTGATAAAACTCTAACGCATGCCTGGGCTGTGGTAAATTGGAATAGTGGGCCTGGCAGTCAGGCCATCATGTCCGGAGTTCCTGCATTTGTAGGACCTGACAGTATAGCTGCACCTGTGGCAAACTCGGAGTTATCGCATATAGAAAATCCCATCAAGCTCGATAGAAATCAATGGCTCATTGAGATTTCTCATAGTGAGTGGACTGTGGATGAGATAGCAACAGGATTACCTATTGCTAGACTACTTGGCAAACCCAACTGATTCTCGTTCAATGTCGTTGTGATCAAACTCTGCCCAGTACAACTCAAATGCCACTGTGTCTTCAACCGCTTCAAACTGATGAAATTCACCAGGACTAACTTTTGTAAATTGTCCTGCTGTCAACACAGTTTCATCTACTAGGTCATAATTATTTTTCCAAACACGGATAATCAGTTTGCCGGATTCAACAAAGAATCCATTCCATTTGTACTTGTGCTTATGTTTACTGCAAGTGCCGCCTGCGTTGGCTTCAATTCGATGAAACTCTAAAACACCGTTTGCTTCCAGCAGTTCTGTCTGCCCCCATACTTTACCGTTCATCATCATTTTTTCCTTCTATTAATGTTTTTGAAAACTCATCAGACTTTTATCTATCCAAGGTAATATTAAATCTCGTTGCCTAAGATATCCGTATTGTTGTATAGATTTTACTGCCGATTCTGGTAACAAATTTTTGTCGCATAAATCATACCAACTAGTTGTTCTTGGATCCATGGGTTCATGCTCGCTTTTATAAACAACAGCATGAAGCCAATTATCTGATGGATTTTTTTTAAAAAATCCATTTGCACAATCAAATCCGGTTACAGATAGCATATGTATTAATGATACCATAGTCCAATTATAATAACAACCATCACGTTGATCATATGCCTGTGTGTTAAATTCTATGTTAGTAGTCTGCGGCAAGATTAATGCCAGCATGCCATCTTTGGCCATAACATTACGCCAATTACGCAGAGTTTCAAATGGGTTAATTACATATTGAAATGCGTCATGGCACCATACAATATCGTACCTTCTTTTATGAGACACAATCGGAAGTTCAAAATCTTGTTTTTGATACTGTATATTAGGATATCGATAAGCCATCGGTAATTCTGGCATAGTATCTACACCAATACATTTAATATTAAGAGGCTGAGGATTCTCGTCTCGAGTAGTACGTGTTGCCCACCATTCGAGATCTAACCCTGGTCCGCAGCCCATATCAATTATAGAGGCAATACTTTCCATGAAACTATCGTGTTCATATAAACAATTTAATGTTTGTAAACTATGAGCATAACTCTGTTCTGGGGCAGCAAATATCATACTTGTATATCCTCCATTCCTGCTGTACGTAATCTCACAATGTGGCCGGACATCCATTGCTTAGATTCAAGTCCTTTCATGATACCTAACCATTTATTACGCAATAATGCTACTTCATTAATGATAGTTTCAAAATCAATTACTTCATCCTCACCATCCACATACTTTTCGGCATCTCTGCTGGTCAATGCCCGGGCATAACCTTCCAAGTATTTTTGAAAATGCGACCTACGTATTTTTCGTAATCGTATATTCATGTAGTTGAGAACAGCTTCAATTTCTTGCAATTGATTGAATCTATGTTCGGTGATGCCGGGTAATTCTTTAATATTACCTTCGACATATCCCCCAATTCGACATTCTCGTTTGGCTTCAGTCAGTTCGTGTTCGTAATGGATTATAAAATCTGGTAAATTGCCAATATCACTTACTACTTTATTATACCACATATTTGCCTTTAATTCCAAATTGAAAAAATTTAATCATTGGGTTATCCATTTCTGGAAACTATCAGGAAAGACCGAAAAGTTAAGATTACGACGTTGCACAAATTCTGTCAAATATGTTTTCAACTGCTGATATTGCAATTCCGTCGGATTTACTGTTAAATCTTTTTCAATTAATTGTTTTAATTGTGCCGGATATTGATCTAACTTTTTTAAAATATCGTTTTTAGTATCAAAATCTAGTACCGAAGGCGACAGAAAATCCGGGTCAGTACAAGGAGAAAAAATTACTTTTCTGGTACCTGCCCACGGAATAAACTCGTGAATATTCATAAGTGTCAGATTATTTACTACAGAATAAAAACTATAATTTATATTAAATTTTTCTATAGTAGATATGTTTTTATTAAATCTATCCCATGTATTTCCGTAACGAATGAACTCGTACGCACCACCTATGTTTTCGTTGCTAATCACAATTTGAACGTTAAGGCCTTTTAATTTTTCAATCTCTTTTTCGAATCTCTTTTCGTTAACTCCGAGTCCGCTGAATATACGTACCAAAACCCCTAGTTCATTGAGACGTTGTGAAAGTTCGCTCAATGACAGATATAAAAACGGTTCACCACCGGTAATAATAACTTCTTCAAGATTAGATTGTTTTACCAATTGAATAACTTCATTTAATAATTGCGTGTATGTTGCAGAAGTGCTAAGATCTTTTTGACTTAACTGCATAATAATTCGATCTCTGGAATTCAGATTATATCTATCGCCAGGTAAAGCATAGTCGCCATTGGTATAAACATCTTGTAACCATCCAGAACTAGAATTCTTACAACAGTAAACACAAGTAAGATTACAATCTGTTCCTACCGTGACACTTAGCGCAGTAGGCGTCGAAAACACAGATTCATGAGTACGGTTGTAGGATCCCATTGTTAATCGTCGACTAGTTAACCCTTGCGATTCTGGAGTCCAACACGCCGACTGACAATTAGGAACAGGAATTCCAGCTAACATCAATTTGCGTTCGTCAATTGCTACCGGAGTGTTAAATAGATTTCCAGGATTTTTAGATAACCACTCAGTATCAATGCGTGTCGGATCTGCAGAACAACAGCTTTGTGTTTTTTGTTTTTCTAAATCAACAGTTAACCACCAAAACTTCTGAGAGCAATAAAAATCATTTGTCATTAATAATCGTCGATATCTCGTTCGTCGTCCTCGTCGTCCTCGTCGTCATCCTCATCTGTATGGTCGCCAATATAAACTTGTATGGACTTTTTAATTTCGGCATCACCTTTAAAAGACGACTTAATATCATCAGAACTATAGTTATGATCAACAAGCAAACTAACTAACGCATCTGCCGCTTCGGTTCTATCCAACGGACCGATGTAGCGTTTAAGTTCTTCCCATACTGCTTGTGCTAAATCTACTGACATTTATTCCTCTCCTTCTGTGTCAACATTGAGGGTACTTACCTCAGTTTTTTGTTTTGAAAATTCTTCCATGACTATGTCTAAACAACCGCCTTCGTTGCTTTCCCAAGCCTTGCGGAACTGTTTGATTACTTCCCCGTCCGGGGTTGTAAAGGCCAGTCTGTTGCCATCTTTCTTCAACAAGCTACGCTTTTCTGCCAAGTCTACTAGGCCACTATAGGGATTCATGCCTGTTTCATATGGAATCTTGACCTGGACGCCTTCAAAAGGTTTAGCATAGCGTGTCTTCATGACCTTGCAAGCGGCTCGAATACCCATAACGTCAGAGATCTTGTTACCATCCTCATCTTCCTTCAACTTCAATTTCTTCATAGCAACTACAATGCTCGAAGCATAGATAAAGCCTTGTCCACCTGAAATTTTATCATCGGGATCAAACATATCTTGGCTAGCGTAGGTGTGATTTGTACATACCATACCCACATTATAGCTACCAAACATGTTGACACAATTTCGAACAAGTGCTGTCAAGGCCTTGGGCTTACGACCCATGTCACCTTTCATATCACCTGCTTCAAACTGATTAACATCTGTGGGTGTTAGCAACATACCCAGGCTGTCAATAACAAACAAGACCTTGGGGCGTTCGCCTTCTGGCAATGCCTTGTAATCGCCCATGAATGTGGCAATAGTTTTAGCTACATCGTCAATCATGGCCATTGATAACTTGAGAAGTTTGTCCGGACCGGTATCCACACCTAGTGCTTGCATCCAGCTTTCGTCAAGTGCATTTTCACTATCAACTAATATAACAAAAATGCCCTGGGTTTGTGCATTTTTAATAATATTTCCACTACAGAAATAACTCTTACCTGCACCGGATTCACCTGCAAATACTGTTACTTTACCTAGCGGTACACCTTTATTGAAGTCGCCGCTAATAAGATAGTTTAAAGCAAAGTTACCTGTACTGATCCAATCTGTTGGATCGTTAAAGCCAATGCTTAGTCCATCAATTGATTTGGTAATGTCTTTTCTAAATTTTGATACGTCAAATGGTTTTGCCATGTTTTTTTCCTTATTTAAAATTGTCTATTATGCGTTTTTGCAAAAAAGTATCAGAGTCCAATAGTGTATCTATATATTAAAGTATTTTAACCTTGTTGTCAAAGATTTAGACTAAGGTGTTGACAATAAACTAATAGTCAGTGTGTTTTTTTAAATTATTAATATAATTGCCGCTGAAATAATGATCGTAGTTATATTCAATAGTATCTTGCTCTAATAGATATAAATCTTTCCAATCATCTGCTGTTAACTTGCTAAATTTTGAAATCATTGACATTAATTCAATTAAACGTTCAACTGGGTTAACAACAGTATCAAATCTATAATCAAATAAATTTGAATATTTCTTAAAACCATAATATTTTTCTAAATAGTTGTGCCACCCCGGTTGAGCATAAGACAAAAATAATCCGCGAGTTACAACACTATATAAAAACTTTTCTGTAACAAACGGGTAATAGCTGGTCGGCATTGATTCACTGACCACATGCAGAAAACTTTGTGTTAATTTATTTTCAAGATTATAAATGTTTTTTGTGTGGTTAAATCGTACATGACCAAAACTATAAATGGTTTGAAAAAATTGTTCGCTGTTACGAGATATAAAGAATTTTCGATAAAAACAGTCACGATTCTGTACATAATTAGTAATATGTCCGTCAATCTGATCTACAGTAGTTGTAAAGTTTTTACTGCAAAATTCTGGAGAAAAATAATTAAATCGATTTAATATTGCTGTCAACAGTTGACGACCGACATGGTCTGTACCGTTAAAGCTACAAATAAAATTTTTAATATCAGAATCTGGATGTATATTATAATTATGCAATTGCCCAAATAGTTTTAAAAACTGATCAACTGGTTCAAATTTTAATTTCAAATTAGAATAAGATTGTTGTATGCTGCTGTTGACATGATAGCTTATGTAAACGTCAACAATCTGATCTTGATTCTCTGCAATGCTATTCAGTTCGGTTAATTGTCGATTTTGCAAATCAACTTCAAACCCGCCTAACATATCTGGAAAAAAAATTTCTTTAGGGATGGGTCTAGAATATAAACTCGAAAAATTTTTTAGATCTAAATAGAACATTAAAAAAAGTTTCCAATCTGGCCAAGTCTTGAAATGTCATTAGTAATACAATGTATTCCGCAATCCCAAAAATATTTGTGTCGAAATGGTACCACATGAACTTCAATACCGTGTCGGGCACAGGCCGACTCTACCCGATCGTTGTGGGTAGAAACAACAATGTTTTTAGGATCAACGATTAGAATATTCACATCAAACACAGTCTCAGAAACCTGACCAACCCACTCATCAAAATAGTGATCTACCATGTTGATGAGGTTATCGTCTTGTTCAAATCCTGGCATGAACCAACGACCTTTATTGCGTTTCATGCTGTATTCAAACTCTCGCATGTGAGCATAGTTGCTGGGTGGCAAGTATACTACTTCCCAGCCGGGAAAAGTATCAGCATAGGTGGGCACATCATTGAGACTGATGATCAAGCCCGGTGTTACAGGACAGTATACAGCATCGCCGTGGCCGCCGCTGTTAACTACGTGATTGCGAGTGTTTGGAAACAAGTTGTTGACCTTGTTTAAAATACCTTGTTTGTCGTCGTGATAGGTCTGTGTGGCAAAGTACAAATCCTGACCGATACGACTTACAAAACATCCGTTTATAAAGTCTAGATCGGTTGATACAATTTCATTACCTTGTTGTCGTATGTCTTTGAACACGTGACGATAAAAATCTAATTTAGCATCTAAATGTGCTTGATCCATGCAATTAAATTGTTCAAATCTTTGTTGGATATCCTTGGCAAATTCTGGATAAGCCGCGTAAAAATCTGTGGGCCTTACATGATCCGACCACCAAGATTCTTTATTTTGCCGATAAAAAACTGACCATGCATGGCTGGCATTTGGAATCTCAGGAATCCAAAATTTATCCTGGATCATTAAGAAATAATCACGGGGTGCAGTAGGTGGTTGTACCCACTTATTATCTATGTATAATGATGAAAGGTCTTCTGGAAATTCTGGTCGCGTAACATGCACACCAAACTTTTCAGTTAATAATTTAATGAGATGCTGATAATCTTCTTCAGTTTCTTCTGCTAATTTTTCAAATCTCTGCCGTGTTGATGAATCTTTGATCCACGAGTAGAATTCCGGAGGATAAGTTTTACCTACCAGACAAACTTGTAAGGGATCCCAATGCTGGTATACTGAATACATGTATTTTCTTCTTGATCAGATAAAAATAGGTGCTGAATTACAGCACCTATGGACTACTTATTACTACTTGTTTTGACGTGCGCGAATCTTTGCCAAAATATCTTCGGCATTCATTGCAGCAGGTTTGTTTTGTGCCACAGGAGTGGCCGCTGCTGCAGGTTCGTCTGCGTCAAATGGTGCATCATCATCTGCAGGTGCTGGCTTAGCTGCCGGAGCTGCTGCTGCATTAGCAGCCGGTGCAGACGAACCTGCAGGTGCTTGAATACCTGCTGGACGGAAATACTGACCCCAACGCTCTGTATCGTATGGTTGGCCATCAACCGACGCTTCGAACATTTCTTTCATAACCCGGAGCTCAACGTCAGTTGGCTTTTTAGGCATAAATGTCGACAGATCAAACAGGCCATGTTTATCAACAGCAGCTTGTTCTGCTTCAGTTAGTGCTGATTCCTTACGTGACCACTTTGAAGTGTTGTAGTCTGCGTATCCGCCTTTGCTGGTTTTAGCAACACGGAAGTCCAGACCACGCAACAAGTCTGTT